CATATGTCTACAATTTTTGTAGAACAAAACGAATATAATTCATATGTACAAGAAGTACCTGCATGGGAAGGCATGCTATGGTTATTTCCTAGTTGGTGTGAACATAGTACAGCAATAAATTACACCAAAGCGAGATACTGTATTAGTTTTAATACCTATCCAAGAAAATTTGAATCGTTAAAAAAAGTTGACTAATTTGAAAAAACGTGTTATACTATATAAACAATGGTAAAAGCAACTACAACATGCGGAGATTATATGAATGCTACAAAACGCATAGGTTTTGCATGCAAGTACATGCATCCAGATCAAACACAGAAGAAGAAACTGCTAGAAGAAATTCAGCGTCCGCTAAATACTCGTAGCACTACTGTTCAATGGTTGAATAGACAAACTGTAGATGTTGCTGAAGAACGCTTGTGGGATATTATGGTCCACAATATTGCGTCATATGGAAGGCTAATTGAATATGTGGGATCTCTTACTCCAGAACTTAGAATGGTCCGATTGGGTAGCGATGTACTTCCTGTTTATACCCAGCCTGACTGGTCTTATTTTTGGCGCAAGCCTGATGTGGTGGCGTACTGTGAAAAACACTTCGCAGAAGTTGGTAGACGAGCAAGAGAGCTCGATGTTAGACTCAGCATGCACCCAGGCCAATTTACAGTCCTTGCTTCAGATAGTGAAGAAATAGTTGAACGTAGTATAGAGGAGTTTGAATATCATGTGGATTGTATCAGATGGATGGGCTACGGCCAACAATTCCAAGACTTTAAGTGCAACGTACACATCTCAGGTCGCCAAGGTCCAGCCGGTATCAAAGCCGCCCTCAAGCGACTCTCGCAAGAGGCGAGAAACTGCATCACAATCGAAAATGACGAAAACAAATGGGGCATCGAACACAGCCTCGAACTTGCAGACGACCTCGCACTTGTACTTGACATACACCACCACTGGTGTCGTGAAGGAGAATACATCAGCCCAACCGACAATAGATTTGCTCGCGTAATAGATAGTTGGCGTGGTGTGCGTCCTGTAATACATTACAGCTACAGTAGAAACGAGCATTTGCCCGAAGGCTATGCACACGATACAATGCCTAGTATGAGTAGGCTACTAGAAGCAGGACACAAGAAAGCTAAACTTAGAGCTCATAGTGATTACTATCCTAATCGTCTTGTAAATGATTATGCACTATCATTCTTAGACTATGCAGATATTATGTGCGAGAGCAAGTGTAAAAATCTTGCTAGTATCGAGCTACATAAATACTACACAGGAGAACAGTATGACATACTTGAACAAGATGTACGGTCGTTCAGCGCCGTCGCCTAAAGAATCAAACAAAAATCCAAACAGAGTTGCAGGCGGTATTAGAGGTCAAGGGGCTGATACTATCGCAATGTTAGGCGAAGATGGAGTTGAAAGAATTTTGCCTACACAAAAGTATGTCCAGGCGTTAGAAGAGCAAATTCGAAAGCAGCAGGCTGCTATTAATGTTCTCGAACGTAAGTTGAATAGGATTTCAACTGCTCAAGATCAGCTGGCTACTAGAATTACTTCTTCTTAGAATGTAAATCCTTAAATTCTTTAATCATATTGACTTTTGTTTTGCGTCTATCAAGTTCTACACCATGTGTACGAGCTAGTTCTTCCAACTCTTTTTTGGTTAATCCTTTTAGTACGCTATCAGCAGGAAACTTTTTAGGTGCTTTTCCTGTGTCTACTACACCAGCTTTGATTACAGGCTCTTTCTTTACAGGTTCTGGGCCTTTAAACAAGTTTGCTAAAAATTTGAACATAATCCTTTCTCCAGTTTGGGTTAATAATGTCAACTTTATTTATAAGTATGCATATAACTACATTTAGATAGTGGCTTAAATAGTAGTGTTAACAAACTAATGGAGAAACATAATGAACCCAATTGATTGGATCAAAGCTCGACTTGAAGAACGTACATCATGGGATGGTGCAGCACTTATTGCACTTGGAATTGTTGTACTTATTGCAAAACCTTTAGCAGGTATCTTAGCATATGCGGCAATTGCATATGGCGCTTGGACTATTTGGAAACAAGAAGACTAGTTCGTTGGTTAAGCCTAACACAACTTTTAAATTATCAGTAAGAGACATAGAAGTTATTGAACAAGCATTGCGGGCGAAGGCAGGTCGAAGAGGCTTAGCTATTGCTGAAGGGGAGACTTCTCCCCAACTAAGAGAAGAAATGAAAGAAATACAAGAACTACTAGGAAGAATATACCATCAGAAAAATTGGTATCGCCCTAAAGGTAAATTCGTAAGCGGCTAAAGTTTACCAATAGGCGTAGTACTAGAAGCAGTCATATTCCACACTTGTTTCTTTTCTACGCCTTTTTTTTGTGCAAACCTTTTTGCATCGCAACTACTACACACATGGAAATAGTTATTTGTTAACCGCTTAGGATCCATAGATCCTCTAGGTCTAGTAAATTCAGTATCGCAACTGTCGCACCTTAGTACTACAAAAGTTTGAAATCTATTGTATCTATGTGTGTTTCCTAGCTTGCTAGTACGTGTGTGCCGGGTTTCTTTTTTAAATTCTTTTAAGAACATAACTATATTTAACATTAAGATTATAAAACTGTTCGATAAATACATATGAATTAAGGAGCTCCAATGACCATTTGCACACTAACTGAAGCAGCCAAACAACAAGTCAACACATTATGCGAAGAAAATAATTGCTATGCAGTTAGTTTAAACCTCTCTGGTGGCGGCTGTGCAGGTTTCCAGTATGACTGGAATTCTGTAGAAAAAGAGGAAGACGTAGAGAAAATGGATATTACTATTGATACAGGATCGGGGAATTTTGTTATTGGAGCTCATAGTATAATGTTTTTAGCAGGTACAGAAGTAGATTATGTAAAATCTTTTGTAGGACAAACATTTGAGATTAGAAACCCAAATACAAAATCAGAGTGTGGATGTGGAGTGAGCATTAACTTTGATATGGATAAATTAGATAACTCGCTGGCAACAGCGGTATAACGGAGCATTTAGAGAATGGCAAAGCAAAATGTAGACATTGGTGTAGAAGGTAATGACGGCACTGGTGATAGTATTAGAGAATCGTTTCGTAAGGTAAACGAAAACTTTACTGAACTGTATGCTGTATTTGGTATTGGTGGACAAATATCTTTTACAGATCTAAGTGATACACCGTCAACATATCAAGGTAACGAAAATAAAGTGCCTGCCGTTGCTGGTGATGGCAGTGGTATGAATTTGTTACAACTTGCTTCTAATAATGCATTAGATGGTACTATTGATACTATTGGTTTTGATTACAGTGTAAGTGGAAAACTTATTATTAGACAACTTGTATCCAAAGTGTCTAATGACCCAATACCTGTATTAGGTGGACCGTTAGATGCGGCAACTCAGCCAATTGCAAACGTAGCAGTAACGCAAGCAGCTATTGATACATTTAATGCTGTACACAATACACAGTATACAGTTTCAGACTTAGTTATTAACAAAGCGTATGCTGACAGCAATTATCAAACTAAAGACGTGCCAGGTGGCGGAATTAGATTAGCAGATGAGCCTAGTGATGCTTCAGCTTATACAATTACCATTACTAGTCTAAACTTAGGCAACATGATAGTTAATAATCATGGATTGCCTGGTTCATATACTGGTTCTCCTTTTGTTTGGACTTCAACTGGTACTGATCCTACAAATGTTACTACCGGTCAGCAATATTTTATAAGAGTTATAGATGCTAATACACTAAGCTTCCATTCTACATCAACAGGCGCAATTGCTGGAACTGGTAGACTATTAATGTCAGGTGGTTCAGGAACGTTTACTATTAGAGATGCTGCTTATGATTCTTCACTTAGTGGTAATTGGTTAAACAATGTAGCACTTCCTAGAAAATCAGTAGTACGTAGACAAGGTGATACAATGACAGGTGCTTTAAACTTGTTTGATCATCCAGGCGAACTTTCAGGTAAAGGTACACCATATGGTCCAGATGACTTACAAGCAGTATCAAAACTATATGTAGACAATGTTGCGGCTACTAGTGATGTAAACATATTTGTTACTATGAAAGGTGATGACACACAACGCTTTACTCCAGATGGAAAGCAAGGTCGTGCAATTGGATATGCATACAAAACTATAAATGCTGCATCAAGAAAAGCTGAAGAAATAATTATTTCGGCACCGCCTGAGCCAGGTCCGTATATGCAGACACTGACTTACAACACAGGTGTTAATTTATCAACAATTAATACAGCAGGTATTACTTCACCAATTAGCGGTCGAACAAATGCTAGAACACTTATTATAAACAACAAAGAATTTGTTGCTAAAGAAGTTACAGCATACATGAATGCAACATATCCAGATCATGTAGGTGATTATAATGAAGAAGATTTTGAAAAGCGTATTGAAGAAATACTTGATAGTGTTTCTTTAGATTCTTTGTTAGGAAACAACGCAAACTTCTTATCTAGATATGCAGGTTTAACTTACTATGCAAGCGTTGAAGGCCAAACACTCATTGGTACACAAAAAACAGAAACAGTTGCAGGTATTACCTATGCTAAAAATATTGTTAAAAATTATATTTTAACAAACACAGCAGTACCAACAAGTTATCAAACACAAGTTACACAATTTATAAACGGTTCAATCACTCCAGATGCGACTGCTGACGATGCTATCGATGCAAAGTTTCAAATTGTATTAGATGTAATTAATAATGGAGCATTGAATGCTCCGCAAATTGTTGATGGTACAACGACCTATAAGATTAATGCAAACAATGGTAACTTTGGTTTCTTAGATCAAGCTAATCCAAACAACACAGATGTTATTCCTGGTAAAGTTATAAGAGGTAAAACATCTGGTGCTATCGGACTGATGGTAGATTATAAACACGAGTCTGGATCACGAGCAGTAAGTATTGCTACTACAGACGAAATTGAACTACAATTATTAAAACCAATTGAATTTATACCAGGTGAAGAATTAGAATACGGTAACGTACAAAATGAAACACAGGTTGTAATTGTTGTTGAGTCAGGCATTTATGACGAAGACTTTCCAATTAAAGTTCCAAACAACGTTTCTATTAGAGGTGACGAGCAACGTAGAGTTATTGTAAGACCTAAGAATAGAATATCTCAATCAAGATACGCTGATACGTATTTCTATAGAGACGCTGAATTTGATGGTATGGTTCTAGGTGTTTCAGAAATAAACACACTTAGATTTGAAACTCAAATTAATTCATCTAGAACAGCAGGAACCTACACTGTAACTAGTGCTAATATGACTACAAGCAATATTGGCACTGGAGCAACTTTAACAATTATAATTGATAGTAATGGTGCAGTAACATCTGCAACTCCTACAGTAAAAGGTAAAAACTTTGTTAAAGAAGAATTAATTACTATTGAAGACTCTCAGTTAGGTAGTGGCGGCGCACCCGCAATTAATATTACTGTTGATACTATTCTTAATGGTGACGTGTATAAAAACCCGCTCACAGGAACATTTGATGGATACTTTGGTTATCACTATTTAGAAAAACCAGGAAGTTTAAAAAATATAGGCGCTGGTTACACTAACGTAGGAAACTGGGAAACATCGGCACTTACATTTATTGACAACAAAGAATTTATTCAAGAACAGGTCGTAAACTATATTGAAACGACATATCCTTCATTGCCAGCAGGAGCAGTATATTCTAGGGCAAAATGGTTCGGTTGGACTGGACAAATAGTTGATGCTATTATAAAAGATTTAAGATTAGGTGGTAATGAATTTGTTTTGCAAGAGCAAGGCGACATTTACCAAGAAGGTTTAACTAGTCCAAATCTAATTAGCAGTGTACATGACGAATGGGTAGCAGGTGTTGCACACATATACACAATGGCAAACAAATTGCTACAAGGACAAGCACCTAGTACATTATACAACCAATCGGGCGGGACTGCAAGTGATAGAGTATATGCACAAGATTTAACTAATGGTGATTCTGCTCCAGCTACTTGGACTACAGGTAAATTATACAAATTGCAAGATGTAGTTAAATTTACATCAGCAGGTGTTATAAGATATTATGTTCCAAAACTGCAACATACTTCTGGTGTTACATTTGATGCAACAGAAATTGCAACATATTGGACTGAAATAGATACAATAGATACTACTATACTTAATTTTATAAACTCTGTAAACTTTGCATTTAATACATCTTACAATCCACCTAAGCACAATAGAGATCAAGACGTATTTTTATTAAACGATGCTACTATTCTACGTAATATGACTGTGCAAGGTCATGGTGGATTTATGGGTGTGCTTGATCCAGATGGACAAATACTTACTAAATCACCGTACATACAAACAGGATCTAGTTTTGCTGCAAGTTTAAACAAGCAAGCATTTAGAGGCGGACTATATACAGATGCATTTGTAGGTAACTCAGCTATTCAAGTTACTGGCAGAGTAAGTAATGATCCTTTTACTCTAAATATTAAAAGTTTAGGATCACAATCACAACCACAAGGGTTGTTTGTAAGAAAACCGCAAACTCCTTGTGCGTTTTACATTGATGGCAGAAGATTCCAAGTTAACGCAATTACAAATTATGATAAATCATTAGGAACAGCTATCCTTGTACTAGACAGAAGTTCAAATAGCGGTACAGGATTTACAGGCACTACTAGTGAACTTATTACAGGATTTAATCTTACACAAGTAGGAACATTTCAATTTGAAGTTGCTAAATGCGAAAGAGATACAGGTTATATTTTAGACGCTGTACAGTTTGATTTAGCACTTGGCACAAATTATAACGCGGTAACAAACGGATTAGCATATCAACGTAACGTTGTAAGTACATACTTACAATCAAATCAAAAAGCACAAACTATTGCAGCTATCCAAGTTACTAAAGCTAAAACTGCCGCACTATCAAGTGTTGCAGGTGACGCAACAGCATTATCAAGATCAAATGCTGCTTTCGATGAAATTATTGATATACTTGACAATGGTGCATTAGGAACTGAAACTGCTGCAGATACAATTACTTTCTCAGCACCGAGTGCATTACCTTACGCTAAGTCAGTAGAAGCACGTACAAAGCTACAAGAAAATAGAACATTTTTAGGTGCAGAAGCAGTAGCATTTATTAATCTTAATAGTCCAGCACCAGGATATGATGAAGTTAAATGTGCTAGAGATGTAAGATTTATTATTGATGCTATTACTTACGATATCAACTACGGTGGTAATACTGCATCAAGACAAGCCGCACGTTCATATATTGATGATGGTGTAGCTGTATTAGCAGCAGCTGAAGTTACTCCAACAGTTAATGCAATGAATCATATTAAAGGATTATTGTCAGATATTGTAAACGGCGTAAGTTTTACTAAATCAACAGGCAACGCAGAAACACAGGTAACAGCAGGCTTAACAGCTGATGCTACTACAGCAACACAATTAGGTGTGTTGATTGATATTATAATCAATGTAATTCAAGCATCAAACTTAAACAGTGTACCAGCAATTGTTAAACCATCGATTACATGGGCAACAGCAGGACTACAAGCTGCACATGGTGCAATTGACACTAACAGAGCATTAATTATTAGGCAAACTGTGCAAAGTGTTGCATCGCCGATCGACATTACACTACAAACAGCTGGTAACAGAAGTATGTTAGGTAATGACTTTACACAAATTAACGACTTGGGCTATGGTCTAGTTGCTGTAAACGGTGGCATATCAGAAATGGTATCTATGTTTACATACTACTGTCATGTAAGTTACTATTCTAAAAACGGTTCTCAAATTAGATCTTTAACAGGGTCTAGTTGTTACGGCGAATTTGGATTAGTTGCTGAAGGATCAGATCCAAACGAAATTCCAGACGCTGTATCTCTAGCAGAAGATATGGTTATGCCGGGCAAGATATTCTCAGCTTCAGTTATATTACAAACTACAGGACCTGTAGTTGGCGTAGCCGGCGAAACATTTACACAAGCATCAACAGGTGCAACAGGTGTAGTTGTTATATCAACAGGTGCTAACGGTAATAGTCAAATTTATTTACGAGATACTACAGGAAGTTTCGACACAACAAACACAATTACAGGAAGCACCACAGGCGCATTAGGTGCTAACAGTGTACCCCTTTCAGTTGATGCAACAGGTTACACAAACGCAGCAGCTACAGCTTATATGTATGTGTATGATATGAAAGATGTACCGTCAAACAGATCAGAATTTGATATCTATCATACTAATGCATCACCAAATGCTGTACTAGGAAGATACGAAGTAAGCAATGTAGAATTAGCTACTCCGCACCTGGGTGCATTTAATGGAGTAGGTGTAGGTGGCACACCGCCCATTACAGCAACACAGACCGTTGCAGAAGCTGGAGCTACTGGTGCAAGATTCCAAGTACGCAAAACAAAAACTGATGGATATACTGTTGTAATTAAAACACCAGGTACAGATTATAGAGAAAATGATACATTCTTAGTTACAGGTGATAAGCTAGGCGGAGCAACTCCTGCAAACGATGCTACTATTACAGTAACACAAGTTGATGCGGGAGATAGTACTCCAAGCACAGGTGCAATAACAGGCGCAAGTATCTCGGGTACAGCTCTTACTACAACAGATGACACGCCAACTTACAGTGGAGCAGTTTATAAATTAAACTTCTCAACATCATCTGCACAATATGCACAAAACGGTATTGTTGCATCTCCAACGCACAACGATCTTATAAACTATAGACGCAACGAAACACATATATTTAATGACTTAGCACAGCCAGATTTACTTACTATTAGACCAAGTACTGCGGTATTGTTTAATGAGAATCCAGGAAACTTTTATAGATCAATATCATTTTTAACTAGCAACAGTTTAGGTACAACATTAGGTGCTAATAGTATCCAAGCAGGATTTGATAGTGGGTATGATTATATTAGATTAACTATCGATAATACTAGAGCAGCGGAAACAGCATTAAGCGGCACTGGAACTACTAAAGGTGCAACAGCAGGTGATGTTAGACTAGCACTTCAAGCAGTAGCAGATGCTAACGAGAAATTTAGACTTAACAATAATGCAAGGACACCTGAAGCATACAGACCAGTAGGTTGGTCAACTTCGACGTTAACTGAAGCTCCAATTATTTCTTGGAAAGGTAAGAAACATTATGTTTACAACTATAGAGGTGTAACAGGCGGAGGCGCAGAACAAGTATCAGCTTCAGATGATGTTTACGCTATTGTTGATCTAGCTGAAGTAGGAGAAACAATTAACTCTACTAATGCAACAGGTATACATGGCACAGTTGTATTGTCAGGGTTAACTAACACTATTAGAGCAGGTTTACAAGCAGGAGCAACAGGTACAGTTACAGTTAACATTTCAACTTGTAGAGCTACAGGACATGATTTCCTAGATATAGGTACAGGCGGCTTTAATGCATCAAACTATCCAAACTTTATATTTGGACCTCCTGGAGAGAAGAGTGAAGCTAATGAAGTTGTAGAAAAGAACAAAGGTAGAGTATTCTTTGTAAGTACAGATCAAAATGGTATTTTCAAGGTTGGTAAATTCTTCCAAGTTGACCAAGGTACTGGTACAGTTACATTTAGTGCAAGTATTGCACTTAGCGATGTTGACGGACTAGGATTTAAACGTGGTGTTGTTATTACTGAATTCTCAACAGATACAGCAATGACAGATAATGCTTCAGACACAGTGCCAACCGAAGGTGCTGTACGGGGATATGTAAACAGACGTTTAGGATATGATGTTAATGGTACAGCAGTAAGTAACAAACTAGGACCAGGCGTACTTGCACCAAATGGTGTTGTACCAATGACGGGTGATTTAAATGCTGCAAGTAATACAATTACAAACTTAAAAGCACCGGCACAAGATAGTGATGCTGCAACAAAGGTATATGTTGATAATATTGCTGGTTCTACATCAGTAGAAGATCTAAGAAGTTCTGAATACAATGACTATGCTTTAGGTAACTTGTTTGTTGCTACAGGCGAAAAGAAACTTATTATAAATGCAGGATCGATTGTAAGTGGACCGTTTGTACAAGGACAAACTATAAGTGGTAACAACAGTGGCGCCACAGGTACTATTGTTGACTTGAAAACTACAGTAGGTGTTGAAGGTAATGTTATTGAAATAACATACACTCCTGTTACAGGAACATTCCAAGACGGATTGCCTGCAGGTAGCGGCGAATCACAAGATGTAGTAAGTGTTGTAGGTGGTGCTCAAGGTACCCTTGTAAAAGGCCCAATTGATGTTTGGGCAAATGGTATAACAACAGCAAATAGTGATATATCATTTACTCCATCCAGAAATAGAACAATTGTAGGCGGTGTTGTAACTGACAGACATGTAGACCTAGATGTTCAAATCAAAGTAGGCACTATTGTAAACGCAGATGTCAACGGTGCAGCGCAAATATCACAAAGTAAACTAGCAATGAATTCTGCTAGTACAAGAATAAATGCAACAAATATAAGTCAAGCAGACTTGGGCGTTGTTGCTTTTGATAGCGATGTGTTTACTACAACAAATGGTTGGACTACAATATCAGATGGACAACTTGATCTTAAGAAAATCAAACGTGTAAGTGACGGCACTGTGCTAGGTAACTGGAGTGGCGACAGCAGTGACAATGACATTGATGAAATATCATTTGCTACAGTAGTTTCAGAAGGCGGCGGAATAGGTGATGCTGATTTGACTACAACAATAGCAGTAGGATCAGATCCAGGTGAAGCTGTAATTAAAACAGGCACAGGAACTTATGCTGTATCAAACGTTACTAAGACAGGTGAAGTAAACAGTATTATTAAAAGTGATCTAAACGGCAGTATACAAGTAAACTCATTAATACTTGGCGGTGATTCATCATACGAAATATTAGCACTAGATACTACGACAGTTATAATGAAAACACCTGCACAAGGTGAAATACTTAGATCCACAGGTACTACAGGTGTTAGTGCAAATGGTAAACCAGATTTATTAATTGCAGGTAGTGTTAATATAGACGGAACAGGTGTTGCAGAAAGTGTACTACAAGATGCTTCAAACTTTAACGGTGAAGCAGTACTAGGTGTTGACTGGATCTACTCTAGCTTTATTGAAGCACCAGGCGAAAAAGGTGCAGCAAGTACAGCTATAGCAATTGGTGCTAATACTGGTAAAACAGCGGCAGGACAAATAGGTATTGTGACAGCGGATAGTGCTACAACATCAAGTGTTGTACCATTTATCTTTAGCAGTAGCGGAGCAGTGCCAGATGTAACAAATGCATACGATATTGGTAGCTCAACATTTAAATACAAAGACATATATGCTACAACATTCTATGGTACTGCAACCGAAGCTTACTATGCTGACTTAGCAGAGAATTACTTAGCAGATAGTTTGTATGAGCCAGGCACTGTACTAGTTTTTGGTGGCGAAGAAGAAATTACAACAACAGAGATTAAAGGCGATAGAAAAGTTGCTGGTATTGTATCTACTAATCCAGCACACTTAATGAACTCAGCATTGTCAGGATTAAATGTTACTGCACTAGCACTACAAGGAAGAGTGCCTTGTAAAGTAATTGGCAAAGTTGAAAAGGGCGACTTGTTAGTTACTAGTGCAATCGCAGGCTATGCAATTGTTAATAATGATCCTAGTGTAGGTACTGTAATTGGTAAGGCTGTAGGATCTAAACAAGATGGTGATCGTGGTATAGTTGAAATTGTGGTAGGTAAACACTAATGAGCGATAGTCACCAAACATTATTAAGTAAACAATATATGAACAAACTTGTAACCGAAGGAGCTTCAAAGGCCGAGGATACTAAAAATCCACAGAAAAGAGAAGTTATTGTTACTGCTGGAAAAATAAGAATACAAGTTGACAAAGGAAACCTAACAAATGGCTAGACAAACTATTAATATCGGTACAAGTGCTAACAAAGGCGATGGTGATCCTTTACGTGTTGCATTTACAAAAGCTAATAGTAACTTTAACGAGTTATATGCTGGTAACTTCGTAAGTCCTACTTCATTAGAGAGCAGCTTAATTAGTTCTCAAAATGGAACACACGATCTAGGAAGTGGCACTAATCAATGGGGTAACTTACATGTAAAAGATTTTATTTACTTAGGTGGTAAAAAATTAAGTATGAGCGGAGGCGGCGCATTACTTGTTGATAGTGGTGTTGTAGAAGTTCGAGACTTGGTTGGAAGTATATTTGCAGATGACTCTAAAATGATGATGGACGGACTAACAGGTACACTGTATGGTCCAATGATTGGTGATGTAACTGGTAGTGTATTTGCAGATGACTCAACTATTATGGTTGATGCTGTAGGTAAATTGTTTGTAGGAAGCTTAGTAGGAGATGTAACAGGAACAGTTTCAAGTATTGCTAATCATACTACAGCTGACCTAACAGAAGATACTAATTTATATTACACACAAGCAAGAGCTGACGCTAGAGTTGACGCAGGATTCACTGCAAAATCAACAACAAATTTAAGTGAAGGTACAAATTTATATTACACAGATGCTAGGGCAGATGCTAGAGTACAAAATGCAATAGTTGATTCAGACACTATGGCAGGCGCAAGTGCAACTAATGTACCATCAGCAGAATCAGTAAAAGCATACGTTGATGCACAAGTACAAAGTAAAGATGCACTAAGTGAATTAAGCGGTGATACTGATGACGTAACAGAAGGTACAACTAACTTGTATCATACTACTGCAAGAGTAAATTCTGCAATTGATACAAGAGTAGATCAAACTTTTGTTAATAGTTTAAACATTACAGCAACAAGCTTTACAGAAACAGATCCAGTAGTAGGTGCAATAACAGGAATAGTTAAAGCAGATGGTTCCGGAAACATTAGTGCGGCAGTAGCAGGAACAGATTATCTAACAACAGTTGCATTTGCTGATGTTACAGGTAAACCAACCACTATTGCAGGATATGGAATTACTGATGCATTAGCATTAGGTACAAGTTCTACAACAGCACTTGCAGGCGATACAACTTTTAGTTTTGCAGATATTACAAGTAAACCAACTACACTAGCAGGTTATGGAATCACAGATGCGGCAACTTCAGCTCAAGGTGCATTAGCGGCAAGTGCATTACAAGCTGAAACTATAACATTAACTACATTAAAAGCAGAGGTAGCGGCAAGCACCGACTTTGCTGACTTTAAGACAAGAATTGCGGCACTATAATGAGTTACGATAAATATATTAAACAGGACGTAGATAACAATGGCAAATAGATATCCACTAGTAATTGACACGCTCGATGCGAATAAGATCAAAGAACTCCAAACCGGGGATAATCTAAATCTTGCTGACAACAGTATTGTAGGCGTACAAAACATTACTGCACTAGGCACGATAGAAGCTGCTGTAATTACAGTTCAAGGCAATAGACTTGTTGCACAAAACTTCTTACAATTATCAGATACACCTAATACGTTTACAGGCAATGCAAATAAGTTTGCGGCGGTAAATGCTGCAGGAACAGCCCTTGAATTTCGCCCTTTAAGTGATTTTGGAGCAGTAGGAATTACAAGTTTAGATATCACAGGTAACATTACTCCTACAATCAACAACAATTCACTACTTGGCAGTAATACAAATAAATTTAACAGTGTATGGGCTAGTAGTTTATACGGTGACTTAAAAGATTACAATGGTACACTAATTTTTAATGCTACCACAGGTAAAATTGCGTATGCAGCTATACAAGGTGCTCCTACAAATATATCAGAATTTACAAACGATGTTGGGTTTGCTACAACTGCAGGAATTAATCAATACATAAATGATTACTTTAGTGGTGCTACTGGAAACTCATTACAAGCTGACTTAACTGGCAGTGTGTTTGCAGATGATTCTACTGTAATGATAGATGCAGTAGCAGGTAAAATTGTAGGCGATATACACTATCCAACAATAGGTTCTATTACAGCAGGAACTAAAGTTCAACTAGGAACAACAGAATTAACAAGCACATTTACTCCACCTACAACTAATACAGGAGAAATTGGTACTTCGGCTTTACGTTTTGGTACAGGTTATTTCCAAAATATTAATGCTAGCGGAAACATAACAGCATCTACGTTCAATGGTACGTTAAATGGTATACTAATTGGTGATCAAATTGGTAGTGTGTTTGGAGATGATTCAACACTACTAGTCGACGCAGTTAGTGGCGTACACTATGGCGCACTGGTAGGCGATGTAACTGGTTCAGTATTTGCAGATGACTCAGGTGTAATTATAGACGGAATAAATGCTAAAGTTGTTGGTGTAGTTGATACAACAAGCTTACGCACAAGTGAATCTGCTATTGCACTAGGTAAAAATGCAGGTAAAACATCACACGGTACACGAGCAATAGCAATCGGTGAAGACGCAGGCGAAACTAGTCAAGGTGGTAATGCAATTGGTATTGGTACTGACGCTGGTAAATCAGCACAAGGTTCAGCTTCAATAGCAATTGGTGCTAGTGCCGGACAAACAAACCTAGGTCCAAACTCAATAGCAATTGGTACTAGTGCCGGTACAGCTAATCAAGCAGCAGGTAGTATTGTTATAAATGCTTCAGGAACTGCATTGGAGAATACAACATCAGGTAGTTTTGTTGTCAAACCAATTAGAGGTGCATCAAATGCTAACTACTTAAAATACAATGCCGGTACAGGTGAAATCACATATGAAGCAGCTGCGGAAGGTGTGTTTACTGGAGATTTAACTGGTTCTGTTTTTGCAGATGATTCAACACTACTAGTTGATGGTGTTGGTGCAAGACTTAACTTTGCTAACAACGTGCTAGCTGATCTTTCTAATGTAAGTGGTAACTCACCAGGCGTAGGACAAGTTCTAAAATGGGATGGCGCACAGTGGGCACCAGCAGCAGACGCAACATCAGGTGGTGGCGGGCTTGATGCTGATACACTCAATGGACAAAATGGTGCATACTATTTAAATTGGGGCAACTTTGCAAGTACACCTACTACATTAGCAGGATACGGAATTACTGATGCTGCTACAGCTACAAGCACAACTGAATTTACAAACAAAACCGGTAATATTAGTCAATGGACTAATGATTCTAATTACTTAACATCAGTTCCAGCACAGTCATTTGCTTCATTAACTAGCAAACCAACTACAGTAGCAGGTTATGGAATAACTGATGCATTTGATGGTGCATATGGTTCACTTAGCGGTACTCCTGTTATACCTTCAGGCAATCAAATTATAGATTGGACAGCTGCAAGTGCAGGAACTATTCATGCTAGTAATTACACAAATACAGTTTATGCCGATAGTGATGTTGACACGCATTTAAATCAAGCCAACCCAACTGCAGGCTTTGTACTAAGCTGGAGTGGCACAGACTATGCATGGGTAGATAACGCTGGTTACACAGATGCTAATGTTGACACACATTTAAATCAAAGCAATCCAACTAGTGGTTATGTTCTTTCTTGGAATGGCTCGGACTATGCATGGGTAGCACAAAGCGGTGGAGGCGGCT